CTATTCCTGCACATGGTGATCTAACGCACCAAGAGGGCATCTGGGGCGCTAACGTAGGCGATACCACTAACAACTGGGTAGGCCGCTTAGCAAGGCTCTACGCTAACCAAAGCACCTCCGCAGAACAAGCGTGGAAACTAGCAGAATGGTTTATTCAGCGCACCCGATGGCTGTATATGATCGGTGGAAACCATGACGCTTGGTCAGGCTCTAGCGACCCGATTAAGTGGATTTCACGACAGTCTAATACCCTGTATCAGTCAAGCGAGTGCCGTATCGGTCTACGCTTTCCAAACAAGCGGGAAATTATTGTAAATGCTCGGCATGATTTTGCGGGGCACTCACAATGGAATCCTACACACGGGCAGATGAAAGCAGCGCAGATGGGTATGCGTGACCACATTATGATTAGTGGACACAAACATACCTCCGGCTACGGGTTGATTAAAGACCCGTCTACAGGCAAGGTCTGCCATGCTATCCAAGTTGCGAGCTACAAGATTTTTGACAGTTACGCAAAGGAGCGTGGGTTTAGGGATCAGTCTCTCTCCCCTGCTTGTATGACAGTTATCAATCCTGACCTACCTCAAGAACACCCAGACATGGTAAAAGTGTTTTGGGACCCGTTTGAGGGCGCAGAATTTGTTAAATGGAAGCGTAAGAAAAAATGAGTTTTGACATAGCTATCGAGCGAGTCTTGGGGCATGAAGGGGGATACGCCAATATCAAGGAAGATTTGGGCGGCGAGACCAATTGGGGCGTAACTATCGGCACAGCACGAGAAAATGGCTTTCATGGTGACATGAAGACCATGAACCGGAACGAGGCAATAGTTATCTACAAGCGTGCCTTTTGGGATAAGAATAGGTGCGGCGAGATGCCGTTTCCTATTGCATACCAGTTTTTTGATGGCTGCGTGAACCACGGCGCAGGTAATGCCGCTAAATGGCTTCAGAAAGCCGTAGGCGCTGTTCCTGACGGAAGTGTAGGTAACGAGACACTTTCTAAAACAAATGCCTCTAATGTCACGAGAACCGTTTTTAAGATGATGGCAGACCGCCTAAACTTTTACACGGTTAACAGTACATGGGATCACTTTGGCAAGGGTTGGATTAACCGGATGGCAGGAAATGCAAGATACGCCTCAATCGACCTTACCGGATACTGACCGCTGGCGCAATCGGCGCAAGATGGCTTGGTTGTCTATGCTTGGTGGTCTAGCCTTTCCCTTGCTTATCTTGGCTACAGAATCGGCTACATTGGGGCAGATTGCCCTACCTTTTTACGGGTTTGTGGGGGCTGTAGTGGCGGCTTATATAGGGTTTGCGACATACGATGACATACATATTAAACCTGCTAACAAACCTTAACTCTACGGTTGTAGCTATTGTCCTAGCATTTGGTCTAGGATCGGCTTCAGGATGGTATCTGACCGCAGAGTATAAGAATAATAAACATGAAGCAATTGTAAATAAGATGCAAGTAGAGGCTAATATTGCACTGCGTCAAGCTACTGACCAACTTATTGAAATTGAACGGAAAAATGCAAAATTAGCGCAAGATATAGAGGTAATTTATGTTGAAAATCGTAAAAAGCTCGATGACCTGTTTGTTGATAATCTCAGGCTTGCTAATGAGTATGCAGGGCTGTACGACCGTTACGCCACCAATAGTTGCTCCGTGTCCGGCAAACCCGATACCTCCGGCAATCCTAACAACTCCACCTCCGGCGCAAGACTTTCAGATCAGGCTTCGGGATTTCTTCTTAACGAGTCCCGCAGGGCAGATGAAGCAGCCGCTTACGCAGCCGCCTGTTACGAATGGGTCAAGAAACTAAAGTAGTCCTGGCTGACAACGCTTGAATCTTCTGCCATTTAGCGATAATCTGCGGGTCTTCGCTTGCAGGAATCCATCCTAGCTCACGCCAACGCTTTGTAATACAAGTACCGATTGGTGTGTAGACAAACTCAGGGTTTAGTAGTTGTGCTTCCATCGTGCTCTCCTAGTTTCTTGGATAGTCTGCGGTGTGCTTCTTCCAAGTTGGTTGTAAACTTTTTGGGTGACATTCTTACAAAGTGTGCCACATGGTTTATGTTGTGGTACGGAAAACTAATATAGCGTGCTTTTATAACGGTACGCAAATCCGTACGCAAGTTGCATACTGCTTCCTCTACAACTTCAGCATCTAGCTCGTCTAGTTCTATCTTATCCTCTACTTCCTCATCCCATACCGCTCCCGTCTCAGGGATATACATACGCTCGGCTGATCTGCAATGGTTATCCGGCTGCGGTCCTGTTTGACCCTGCATAGCAAACGACCAGTTAACAAGACGGTCTCGTAGGCTCATACTGTTGCATCCCCGTTTAATAATCGCTCTGTCTGTTCTAACAAATCTTCCTCAGTAATGCCGTAATGTTTTGTAAACATTTTCTTACCAAGTCCATGCACACCAGTATTTCCTGTGTGATGCTCAGGACATAACGGAATAACTGAAGCGTTTTGTCGTTTCATGCCTAACCGCCTAATGTGGTGAATATGGCTGGGAGTTTCCCCGTATCCAAGATGCCTACACAAAGCGCATCCAAGTTGGGCTATTTTATCGTAATGTTTAGACTGCTCTTTTTTGCTGCCACGCACGATGCACAGCTCCCTCTAGTATGTCTGCGGCTTGATCGCCACGTTTAGTTCTAATTCTGCCCAAGTAGGCAGTACGAGACTTTTTGTCTTTTAGACCTAATACATGGCGAGCCTCACACTCTAGCCGCCAAGCCTCCGAGTTCTTGTCTACAGGTGTGTCATCCATTCCGAAGCCATGTCCCTGCGTGGTGTAAACGGTTTCCTAGCTTCTAACAACCTTTCTTGTCTGCGCTCCGTGGCGTACTTTATAGGCGGTTTGGCAGCATCCGGCTCATTGCCGTACATATACATAGGTCTAAGGCAATTACGCTTGTCAGGCTTGTATGCTGAAATATAAACGATATTGTCTCGATGTAGCTTGCGGATAATCTCTTGAATGTGGCTCGGCCCGAGATCAAAGTGCATGGACACTAACTCGCAATTAACGCCATCGTTATCTTTTATGATTTGCAAAACTCGTGAAGTGGTGGGATTCATAGGCAAGTAGTCATACATCCGGCAGGTGTGCAGCAAGTTGTGCATACGGTTACTTTGTAGCCGTTTACAAAGGTAGACGAGAAGCACCGAGCGTAGGCTGTGGTGCTGGATACTATTAGTGCTATGGCTAGTATTGTTTTCATTACTCTTCCTTGTTCATGTGATAAAACTCCATAACCTTCTCTATAAAGTCTGAGAATTCGGGCTTAGTTAACTCTGCGGTACTAGGCTCTGCTTCTATTATGTGCCCGTAAGGTAGTTCGATGATGCGCCCAGGCAGGAAGCGCTCCTTAAAGTATTTATGCCAAACAGCGGGTAAATACTGCTTACCGTCTATCTTTACCCTGTCCGATATATCGTGGACTGTAGCCCAATACAGAGCGTTTTGATCCTTAGTCCTACTAGGCTCTCGTATCTCTACTACCCACCCATCCGGCGAAATGTCTATAATGTGCTTAACCCTAGACCTGTCTTGGGTAAGGGTAAACTTTACTCTCTCCATTTGGCTTTCCCCACCATCTCGCCATCTTCACGGATAAATTTCGCCAAAGGTTTTTCGCATCTGTGCTCTTTTATCATCTTTGCCTGATACTCAGGTGTGCAGTCAGCGCAGATATGCGAGCTACCTGGATAACTCTGCCTAGCCGCTGCTTTCCATAGGTTATATTGCTCCAAGCTATCAAAGCACAACGGGTGCGTATTCTTAATCATCTGTTTCGCCTAATGCTACAGCTATTTCTGCAAACAGTTCTTGTGGATATTCAAGCTCAAACTCATCACAAAGAATTACGATAAATTGTCGGCAACCGTCTAATAGGTCCTGCATTTCCGTAATTCTCATCTCAACTTATCTCCCTTTTGGCAGCGGTCGTTAAACTCGCACTCCCGAGGGCTAATACAGTTTGCACACACTTCGTCAGAATCACGGATGGACTGCAAAACCATGATAGCTGCTTTAATGTCTAGTTTGCTACCGATTTGCAGGAATTCCAAAGCTGTCTTTATTTTGTCTGCTTTGTCCATGATTCATCCTCTGTGAGAGTTTCAATTAACTTATCAAGATAATGCCTAGCTTTTTGTAAATCTTCTACCCCGTGTTTACCCTTATAGCGGGTTACATACTTTATTATGTTTCCCTCTAGATAGCCTAGATTGTTTTTAACTATGTAATCCCAAGGTTCGATAGTTAGCCTGTAATGCGTGCCGCCTACCTGCATATCGTTAGCTACTTTTGGGTAATCAATACTAGGCACTCTAACCTCCTTGCATCCTGTTAAATCGTCCGGCTCGTGTCTGGTAAACATATTGTCAGGCGTTAGCCAGCCTATCAAGCGTGGCTCGTATGGGCACTCTATGCAGCTACAAAAGCCTGAGCCGCAGTTCTGTGGGCGCTCACTCATGTGTTTTTTTCCTAAGTAAAGGCAAATCAATCCGTGACAAGTCAGAAAGTTTCTCGGCGCAAGTTATCCACCCGCCATGCCAGATGCGCCACCACAAACCATCTTTGAATACTATGTGCGCCTTTTTAGTTGGCGGGATTGGCAATGATGGAATCATGTGTTGCGCTCACGTAGCTTGGCTTCGATGGCAACATAAAAATGATGATGTTTGTCGCATTGAGGCACTTTGCGAGTATCCGAACTAAGCCAAGTTGTTAGCACCTCATCCTTCGTCAGCCCGACCCATTCTTTGCTTGGTGGCGATGTGTAGAGCGGAATGTTGTAATCAGTCTGCACAACATAACCATTAATAAATTTTGGTTTGCCGCTAACATGGTCTATATACGCCACAGGCTCTTGCTTCTCTGCTTGCTCACGCTCATCTTGGCGCACTAGCTCGGCAAAGTGTTCAATGTGAATAACCTCAATGGGCAGTAAATACAAAGTGCCGTTGCTTGTTGCGGCTAACCCTGACATTTGGGCAAGCTCTTTGATTCGTTCGTTCACGATGCAAGCCTCCACAAGCCGATTTGACTAAACGCATAACCTGCCCAAACCATTCCGGTAGAAATATTGCCCTTGTGGAATTGCTCAATACTTACCCATAGGTAGGCAACTCCGGTTGCTGCGATTAGCCAATGGCTCATGGTCTACTCCTTAAAACGGTGCGTCATCTGGTTCATCTGCAATGTTCGCAGCACGCTGCCGTGGCTGCTCGTCCTTGGCTTTAGGTTCAAACAAGCTAAACCATCCGTCTGACCCTACAGGAATAGCCTCTAGCTTGAGTGCTAGACCGCCTGTCTTGGTGTTCATAACAATCCCACACTTTAGCCAACGGCGCTTCTCAGCACCATTTTTGTCTGTGTACGATCCGGTACTAGCCATTACTTCGTAAGCGATACTCATTTCATTTTTTCCTTTAAGCCGTTAACGGCGCTATTTACTTCGTCTAAAAACTTAACTACACGGTCTTCCAACTTCTCGATATACTCATCGTCC